TTTTATTTGTCCGTGGCAAAATAAAGCCCCGTTGTAGTCGTAAAAATCGCCGTCGATTGTCGCCATAAATACACCCCCTTAACCAAATACCGCAACCGTAGGGGGAAGCCCGATTACGTCTTCGCAATCCGAGAAATCCCACGTTCCCGAAGCAGCAACGCCCGAAATTGTAAGCGTCGCGCCGCCGACGGGATATATTGCACTACCGCCCGGAAGTGATGTCGGCCCCCAAGCGCCAACAACTGCGCCATTGTAAAGAATTTCAAGGCGTTGTGTTGAGCCGTTAAGCTTTACGCCGTCGCCCCATTGGTTCGGAGCGGAAGCAACCGTTGCGCCCGTAATTGTACCGCCGCTTATGCGGTCGCCGCTGATTGTACCCGAAACAATTAAGTCGCCGTTAATCTTTACAAGGTCGCTAAACTCAAAACCGTTGGCCGTTTGTATGAAGGCACTATATACGCATTGGCTATCTACTTTAACCCAACTTGCAGAAATTTCATTGTAATAATAATAACTTTCGTTAGAAGTGCAAAAATACAACTTCTTTTTTTCTGCTGCGGTTGTGTTTGAATATGTCGGCACGGCGCTGTCGCGTGTGGCCGTGCTGTATTCAACAGATTTCGCAACACGCATTTTTATATTATCGGCGTTGACTTCGATGTCGGCTTGATTTGCTGATATTTGTTCCTGCAAGCCGTCTTCAACCTCTACCAATTCGCCGCGAATGTCGTTTGCTGTAAGGGTTATTGCGTTTGCATTTTGTTGTATTTTGGTGTTAGCGTCTAAAATCGCCGCGGCATTTGTTGAAATTTCACCTTCGGCGGCCGCGAGGTCTTCCCGTAAACTGTCCGTTCTTTCGTACATTTCCGTACTTAACATTGTAAGTTCGCTTGCTGTCAATGTTATACTGTCGGCCGTTTGCCTTATTTCGGTTTCAAGGCCTTCTTTAATGGAATTTACTTCGTCCCGAATTTCGGTCGCCGTTAAAGTTATTTTTTGCGCGTTTTGGTCGATTGACGTTTGAAGCGTCTGTGTCGTTTCGGTTATATGCGCTTCAATTTCACTTTTCAATCTTCCGTCGGCCGCTTCGAAAAGCTGTGTAATTGTCGCCGTTACCTCTGTTATGTTGTCCGAAATTTCTTTCGTGATTTCATTTTTGAAGGTTTGCGAAATAGCGGAGGAAGAAACGGTATCGGCCTTTATTAAAGCGCCGTTGATTTCGCCCGCCGTTATGAAGTCGGCGACGATTGCGCCGTCCTGCGTTATAGCTGTTGCAAAAGGGCCGTTATATCCATTGGAGGAATAGCCCAACCCGCCCGAATTCCAACGCCATATTTTAACGGCTTCATTTATTGAAGGCGCGTCCATTATAAGGATTTCTTGCGGATTGTTCGAAGGGTTTAAAACAACATACCCGCCATTTTGCCCGGTAATAAGCGCCGTTGCGTTTGCCACGGCTGCAGCAATTTTCTTCGCGGTTGCGGTTTCATTTTTCTTTACTTCGGTTTTTATATTTTCTATTTCCTGCGTCGTTTGGTTTATGCTGTCCGCAAAATTGCTTTTTGCGTCGCCCAATTCAATAGAAACATATTTTTCCTTCAAGGTATCGTAAACGGTTTTTATAACCTTCGCTTTTGCTGATACTCCCAACTTTTCAAAATTTACCGTTAGCGTATCACAAAGGCTTACGCGCTCCAAAATTGCATATTGCTTATATTCGGGGCTTTGCCAAAGGTGAGTAAAAGCGACTTTTATACTTACGGAAGGTTTATTATATCCGCTATCAGCCGCCCACGCTTTGGCCTTTTGACGCAAGGCCGCTTCGGTGATTTCTTCATCGTCCGAAAATTTGTCCGTAAAATCCATTGTAAGAACCTTCGGACGTGTAGCGTTTGAAGAATATATAATCTTTTCCGAAAGTGTTACAACAACTTCTTCCGTGTCTTCTTCGTCGCCTTCTTCTTTTTCGGGTGTATATTTCGCATAAGGAAAAAGCGCCGTATAAGTTTCGGAAATATTTTTTTCCTGCTGTAAGTCGGTAAGGTTTTTCCCGTAGCCTATTATAATACCCGTGTCGCTGCCGCGGCTTTCGTGAAGCTTGATTGTAAAATTGTCGAATTCATATTCGCCGCCGTAAACATCAAGCAAAGAACCTTCAACGCCGCCGAGCGCTGCGCGTACACTTAAAAGCGAAAGCGTTGTTGATTTTCGGGAAGCGATGTCGCTTAACCCGCTGTAAGGGTGGGGAACAATCGCCGCTTCAAGAACCTTGTTTAAACCCTGCGCGCCCGTTGCGTTGGTAATAACGACTTTTTCGACCGGGTTTCCCGTGAGTTCATACGAAATATGTTCGCCGTAATAAGTAACAATACCATTTATCGGCTTTGAAGATTTGTATATATGGAATATCTGCGCTTCGCTTGTTTCGTTGGCCTTCGCCTTAACGAAGCAGCCTTCTTGTATATGTTCAAAAAGCGCGCCTTCAATCGGATATGAAAAAGTAATTTCATAAATTCCGTTGCGTTCTTCTGTAACATTGCAAAAAGTGGTATCGCTTAAAATACCTATACCGTTACTTGTGAACGCCGTTTCGTCTTTATCGTATAGAATAGGTATCAAATGCAACACCACCTTGTTTTAATTATTATTTTCGATACATCGCCAACCCACGAAACAGAATTTGCACCCGCTCCGAAGGAAGGGAAGGTGCTAAAACTTATTTTATTATTTTGCAGCGTTGCCGCCTTAAATGCCGATTGCAATTCGCTGTCAATTTCGATATATTCGTCTATATCCGAAATGAAAAACGAATTGTTGTTAATTTGAAGCGTTACCGCTCCCGTTCCGTATATTCTTATATACGGTTGAGATTTCCACGCTTCGGGGTTGTATAACGTTGTCGGCTGTGTTATTACTGTTTCGCGGTCGCCGTCCTTACGGTATTTAAACGGTTTGCAATTAAATGTTATTGACGAAATACCGATTTTTTTTACTTTGTCTTCAATATCCAAAGCGGCGACGTATGCCGCTTTGCGATAATATAACGGGTCGTATGTGTCCGTAAGTGTGAAGTAACCGACTTCGGATTGTAACCACGCTTTTATTTTTCTTGCCATAAGGTCAAGCGGCCTTTCGTCCGAAATCAAATTCACGGGGTAGGTAACGGAAACATTTTTGAATTTCCCGTTGTCATTTATCACGTCGCCGTCTTTGCCCGGTACGGATATAAATTCAACATCACGTTCCGGGCTTGTGATGTGCGGCGTTTCTGTGATAATTAAGCCCATATCTGCGGAAGATACGTTGCGAAAAATAAAACGATTTGTATTTTCTCTAATCACCCAAAAGCACCCCCGCGACGTTTGATATATTCTTCGGCAATTTCCATAAATTCGCCCATAATTTGGTGTAAGTCCTTATCGGTACTATTTACGAATTTTTCTATATTGACATTAAGGCCGCCGAGATTGTTATTGATTTCCTGCATTGCATAACGCGAACCGCCGCCCGTGTTATTCATTGCAGCATTTATCTTCTTTGCAAGAACATCTATCCAACCCGTATGTTTTTCAAGCGGCATAATTGCTTCCGCGCCGTCTTCGCCCGCTATAACGGGGGTTGCCTTCGTCAAAACCGTACCTTCCGCAAGACGTGGCAAAGATAATGTTTTAATCTTTCCGACGGAAACGCCCGGTATTTTGTTAATAAGGCCGATTGCGCCATTTATAAGGCCGATTGCGCCGTTAATTGTATTTTGTATCATAGAAATAACGCCGTTAATGCCCGATTTTATCGCGCCGCCGATTGCGTTTGAAATAGATGTACCCAAGCTTGAAAAGGTGTTCTTTATAGTGTCCCAAAGGCCGCTAAAAAACGAACCCCAAGTTGAAAATACACTCTTTACAGCCGTCCAAGCTGCGGAAAATGTATCACTAAACCACGAACCAACAGAAGCAAAAACAGCTTTTATGCTGTCCCATACTCCCGAAAAGAAGCCCGCCCAAGTGTTCACAATGCCTTTTATGGCTTCCCAAGCTTCCGACCAATTACCACTTAAAACATTCTTTACAACAGCAAATATGCCTTTGATTGTTTCCCATATCGCGGTAAAATACCCCGTTACGGTGTCCCAAATGGCTTTTATGGCCGTCCAAGCGGTTTCAAACATACCGCCTAAATATGTAGCAACAACCGAAAATACGGCTTTTATAGTGTCCCAAATAGCCGCAAAATAGGAAGAAACAACGTCCCAAATTGCTTGAATGGCTATCCAAGCCGCTTCAAAAAATCCGCTTAAAACATCTTTGACAACTGAAAAAATTGTCTGTATGTTCTGCCAAATTGCTTCGAAATACGGTTTTACTAAATCCCAAACAACTTTTATAAGTTCCCAAGCTGCTTGAAACGCTCCCGAAATTGCGTCTTTTACGGGCTGTAAGCTTTCGACTATGTACGCCCAAATTTCTTGAAGCTTCGTCCAAAGGCCTTGAAAATATCCTTTTATAACCTCTATTGCGGGGCTTATCCAATCAAGGAACGCTTGAAAGGCCGTCTTTATTGCTTCCCATAAGCCGATAAAGAAGTTTCGGAAGCCTTCGCACTTATTCCACAAAAGAACAAACGCGGCTACAAGTCCCGCTATCGCAACGACAATTAAACCTATCGGATTTGCGTTCATTGCAGCATTAAGCAACCATTGCGCCGCGGCGACTACTTTTGTCATTGCGGCTTGCGCTGCTTGAACGATGTTGAAGGACGATAAGGCGGTTTTAACCGTCGAAATTACCGAACCTATTTTTTGCATAGCACTTATTGCTGATGTAACGCCCGTTGCCATTTTGCCGAAGGCTATTAAAGCCGGGCCGAGCGCTGCAACAATTCCACCTATTGCAACGATTGCGGTTTTTGAACCGTCCGAAAGGCCCGTAAACCATTGTGCAAAACTTTTGATTTTTTCAACAAACTTTTCAAGCATTGGTGCGAGGGAAGAAAGAATTGTATTTCCTAAATCCGCGCCCGCAAGCTTTAAATTATTAAGTGCAAGCGCTGCTTTGTCGGGTGGGTCAAGTGTTGCATTGAAGGTGTCTGCAACGGTTGTTCCGTATTCGTCCATAGACGCGCACAAATCTTCAATACTTAATCGACCTTCACGAATGGCGTTCGACATTTCGGCCGCGCCTTTCGTTCCGAAAATCTCTTGCGCTATTGTCAAAGCTTCGGTTTCCGTTTTAGCGTTTTTAATGCTGTCAATGGTCTTTTGTAAGCCTTCTTCCATTGAAAGCCCTTCTTTTGCATAATTTACAACCGCTTTTTTAAGTCCTGCAAGGGCTGTTGTTGAATTTACGCCGTTCTTTTCGAATTCGGCCATAAGTCCGATTGATTGTTCGAAGGTTAAGCCCATTTCCTTGAAGACGGAATTGTTTTCAAGTGCGCTGTTCATAAGAACATCGACGGAAATTCCCGTTTCCTGCGCTTTCGAAGTAATAAGGCCAAGAACATTCGGCGTTTTTTCCGCTTCGATGTTCCAAGCTTCCATAATCTTTTTTGTTGTACCAATCGAATTATTTAAGTCTGTTTCGTTAATCTCTGCAAACTGTATAAATTCTTTTGAAAGGTCTTCAAGAACCTTCCCCGTAGCGCCGAACCTTGTATTTACTTCGCCGATTGCAATTCCTGCATTTTCGGCCGTGGTCGGTATTTCGGAAAAAACGTTGTTCATACTGTTTTGTAAACCGTCTAACGCTTCGCCCGTTGCGCCCGTTTTCGTTATGATTGTGTCATAGCCCGCGTCTATTTCGTTAAACGAAGCAACGCTTGCCGCTCCGATTGCAGCAATTCCCGCCGTAACGGGTAACATTTTCTTTCCCGCTGCTTCGGATTTTTCGCCGATTTTGGTTGATACTTCCGAAATTTTATCAAGTGCCGACGTTGAATTGTTGGCCGCTTCTTCAAGCGTTTTTAATTCTTGTTCGGTTTTAATGATTTCACGCTGCAAGGCGCGGTATTGTTCTTCCGATACTTCGCCGCGCTCAAATTGTGCTTGCACTTGCTTTTCGGCTTCTTTGAGGGTGTCAAGCTTTCCTTTCGTACTTTCGATTTGCTCCGAAAGAAGCTTCTGTTTTTGGGCTAATAGTTCGGTATTTTTCGGGTCTAATTTTAAGAGTTTATCAACTTGTTTAAGTTCGTTTTGAAGATTTCGGCTTGTCTTGTTGACTTCCGACAAAGCCTTATTTAAAGGCGCGGTATTACCGCCGATGTCGATTGTAATTCCTTTAATGCCCGCTCCCACGTTTTAGCCCTCCTTTTTTGAAAAATGTTCCCGAAGGGCTTTGCGGTCGGGTTTTGTCTGTTCCAAAATCCAACAAGTTTCAAGATATTCGCGCCCTTCTTCCGTTTGGCTTTTTTTGAATATAAAAGCGTCGCGGAGCAACGACAAATATATGTCGTATTGTATTTCTTCGATTTCGGCGAAGGAAAGGCCCGTATATTCTGCAACAAGCCTTTCCGAAATCGTCCGAGTGTTGTATTTTACCGCGTCTTCGTCGTCGCCCGGTAGAAGCGGTATTTTTAGTTTGGGTCGTCCGTTGCGTACCCCGTGAATTCTGTATATTCATTGAACAGCATTATTACGTCGTCGATGTCGAACATTTCGCCGACTTCATCGGCTGTATATTTCTTCTTCTGCATATTGCAAGAAAGAATTTCGGCCGTTACTTCGTAAAGGTCGTTTATGCTTTTTTCGTCCAATGTATCGGCGTTTATATCCTTCATAAGCGCCATTTTTTCAAAAGTCCTTTTTTTCGGCATTGTGCAAATAAGCGTTGTGCCGTCGTAAAGTTTTACGGTAAAGGTCTTTTTTTGAATTTTGGTGTAATCAAGCATTATTTAAGCCCCCTTATGCTTCTTCGCCGTCGTCCGGGGTTTTATCGTCTTCGGTTGAAGCTGCAGCCGCGCCGTCGTCCTTAATTTCTTCGATAAGCTGAATTAAAGTGCCTTCGTCGTCCTGCGGTTCTGCTTTGAATTCGGGGTTTACAACTGTTTCCGCGTCTTTCGCAAAAGTGATTGTAAGCGCGGCGCTGTTTTTACCAACAATAAGAACGTACATATTGCCGTCCTTTTTGTCTTTGTGTGCAAAAAGAATAACGTATGATTTGCCGTTGTCATTATCAAGGCCACCAATTTTGACAATTCTTTTATTGCCTTCTGTGGTAACTCTTGCAGTAGATACAAGCTTGTCAACGTTTCTGCACCAAGTACAAAGGCCGAGTTTCAACAAGGCTTCTTCCTTTGTCAAAACTGTTTTTGTTACAGTTCCGAAATCGTCCGAAGCTGTATAACTTTCGGGCGTATATTCAAGAGAAGCGCCGCCCGATGTACGGCCGAGGCGGTTTTCTTCCTTTTCGATTTCTTCAATGGCGGGAATTTCCCCCGTGTATTCCATAAAATAAGTATGGCCGCTGCCGAGTACAATTCTTTCTTTTTTAGCCATTTTGATTTCCTCCAATCTTTATAATTGTTTCAAATTCATACGAAGCCAAGTGCAATTTTTGGTCTTCGAGATGTTCGCGCCATATATCAAATTCAACAGAAGACAAAGCCGCTTCGATTTTTCCTTCGATTTCTTTGTTTCTGCTTTTTGTGTATAACTCAATCGTAACTTTACAGCGATTTAAGAAGTTTTTGTCGTCGCTGCCGTAATGATGTTCGTTATCTATAAACCATTTAATATAAGGCGGGTCGGGAAGTGGTTTGTTTTTGTACGGCTTGAATTTTTCAAAAGCAACGGGAAGCCCCAACCCTGCAAGTAATTTTTCAACGTCCACCGCTTTTTATCACTCCTTCCACTTTGCTTTCAAAGTCCTTGACGGCTTTTTCTTCATTTTCCTTTATGTGAGGAAAAGCGCGGGACGTGCCGCCGTTCCGCGTTTTGTGCGGCTTTTCCAAAAGGTGCGGAAGCGTATGTCGTGGCGCTTTTACAAACCAACGTTTGCGGCGCTCTGTCGGGCTTTCGTAAACAGTTTTAATGCTTATGGCCCTTTTGTATTTTCCGCTTTCTTCGGGTGCGTCCGCGCGGGTATTCTGCAATAAATCTTCGGAAACATCGTCAACAACTTGTTTTATACCTTCTGTTATTGCTTCCGAATACAAGGTTAATTCCTTCGAAATTGCGTCGGCTAATTGCCCGATTTGAATTCCCGCCATAATTAAACACCTATTTTTTTACCGCAATAAAGTTCGATTTTGCCGTCCCTTCGCATATAGGTTCGGTAAATGTCGTAATTGCGGCCATTGATTTTGACATAAACTTCGTTGTCGTAATCGTCTATCCATAAGGAAATTTTAAATTCTGCTTTTAACCCTGCTTGCGCTGCGGAAAAAAATTCATTTTGTCCGATGCTTTCGACGGTCGCGAATACTTCTTTTTCTTCGGTCGTTTCGTCGTCTATTTCGTGAACAAGTATCACAATATCGTCATACATTGAAATATTTTCCCCCTTTGATTTTGGTTAAAAGCATATCATACGAAGCCATAAGTTTTTCGCTGTCGGGATTGCTGCCGTAATTTGCGTTTACATATGTCAAAACCGCTTCGCGTATTATAGGGTCGGCGCAATCCGACAAGAATTTGTCGGATACGCCTATACGCTTTAAATCAGCGATTGCAACTTCTGCAAGCTGTTTTATATCGTCGTCAAGAACATTGCTGCGCGTTTTTCTTACGCGCGTTTTTGCCGCGTTTAAAAGGTCTTCTTTAACCATATAAAGCCCCCTTATTCAGCGGAAACAACTTTTGCAGAACCAACAGCAACGGCCACATTATCGCCGTCAACCTCTACAACAACGATTGTTTTTCCGCTCTCTGCGGTTATTTCGTCGCTGCCGTTCCAATTAGTGTAACCCGAAGAACAAGTATCACCAACGGAAGGAATTGTCGGATTTGCTGCGATTTTATATTTGTAGCTGTTGCCGTCGGCCAAAGCTTCGGAAACGGTTATAACGGTATTACCCGAAGTTGTACCCGCTTCGGAAGTGATTGTCAATGTTGCCCCGCTCCCGTTGCGGCTATATGCCGCCGCGTCATTTACTTTTTTTTTACACGCAAGAAGCCGTTGTATGCTGCAACGTTACCGCCCGCGAATACATCGCCGCGGTGTGCAATCTGTCCCTGCTTGAATTTATAATGTGTTGAACGCTGAATGTCGATGTCCGAGAATACGGGCAATTCGTAATTTGACAACGGGCCGTAAGCCATTGCGTATTCATCGGCTTCGGTTGTTGCCGCTGTAATTGCCTTACAAGCTGAATTGATGATGTAAGGAACGCCGTCGATTGTGCCTGTATTTCCGTGATTTACCACGTTATAAACCTTCTTGCCGTCGTCTGTTCTTAAAGTTGCAAACGCCTTCAAGTCAAGCTTATTAAGGATAAGTACGGCCACGTCTTCGACATCTTCGTCGCCGCCGAATGAATAAATAATTGTATCAAGTGTTGTTGCGTCGATTTCGGAAATTGCAACGTCTGTTTTACGGTCGATAATATCCTTTGACGCGTCCGCGGGATTGTGGAAAATACCGAATAATTTTCCTTCGCCGCCTTCACCGATAAGAATTTGTCTTGAAAGTTTTTTGCGGATTGCAATTTCGGTTGAGCTTTCCACGGTATCGCTATAAGCAGCCGGGGCAAGCTTTGAAATTTCTTCGGGTTCTTCGCAATATGCTGTAATTTTGGTTTTAACCATTTCAGCATAACCGAATGTTGGTTCTGCGTCTGCATAGTCTGCGCCTTCGGCTGTGTAATCGCCTTCGCCGTAGCCCTTTACAAATCCGCGCTTGTAGCTTTCGCCACCATTCAGCGGAACAACTTTTACGCGGTCAACAAGCGAAGAAACTTCGTTGAAGCCGGGGTTTACATCTGTCGCGCTATGCTGCGGCTGTACGGTAGAAGAAGAAGTAAGGGCGCTTTTTGCTCCAAATGCGCGCGAAACTTTACCGCCCGCCATAAGTGTTTTTCCACGCTTTGCGGTGCTGTTTTCGGGGTCTGTTCCGCTTTCGCCGCCGCTACCTTCGCCGCCCGCGGGGTTGCCTTCGGGTTCTTCGCCCGCGCCTTCCGCAAGGTGCTGTAATCTTGCGCGGTTGGCCGCTTCTTCGATTTTTGTGTTTAAGTCCTCCGCTTCCTGCAAAAGCTTGTTGAGGACTTCTGTGTCTGTGGTTTTTGCCGCTTCTGCGTTAATCGCACGCAAGCGGGCTTTCATTTCCTTTACTGTCATAGTTTTTTAAACTCCTTTCGATATACCTTTTGTTACAAGGCCTAAAATTTTATTTGCCGTTGCTTTTGCTTCGGCTGTATTATCGGCCGCTTGCGCGGACTTGATAATCTGTTCGGGGATATTTCGGTACGCCGCTTTTACGTCGTCGGTAATTTGTGCCGCGTATTCTTTCGCGTCGGCGACGGTAATTTTGAAATATTTTGAAGCTTCTTCGCCGTTTAACCACGTTTCAGCATTTACAAGCTGCTGTACGTCGTCAAGGCTTACGCCTTCGGCAAGGTGTGCTTTGTAAGCGTTCATTATTCCCGTTTCGATTGTGTCGAGGTCGTCGGCCATTTTGCGGAAGTCGTCGGCATTGCCGCAACAAGCGTTCCACGGCTTATGAACCATTAAGAACGCGTTTGAAGGTACGATAATTTCATCGCCCGCAAGCGCAATTACGGAAGCAATCGAAGCCGCCATACCGTCAACGTGTACCGTCTTTTTGCCTTTATGCCTTAAAAGCATATTGTAAATAGCAAGGCCCGCAAAAACTGAACCGCCGCCGCTGTTTATGTAAATATTAAGGTCTTTTCCTTCCTGCTCTTTCAAAAAGTCGCGTATCGCTTCGGGGTATTGGTCGGTATCGTCCCACGCGCCCCACCAAGAAGAAACAATATCACCATAAAAATATAAATCAGCCGTTGCAAGCGTCGAATTTTTCACGGTTAAAAACTGTTTTAAATTGTCTTTTGGCTGCTGCCCGGTGTTCAATCCTTTAATCATTCGTTTCACCTTCTTTCAATTTGCATTTTATATACTTAACTACTGCCGCACCGTCGGCGGGCGGGTTGCCTTCCGCTCCGTCTTTTTTGCCGATTTGGTATTCCGATTGTTCATCGGCTTTTACATAGTTAAGCGATACCATACGAACGTCGCCGCCGTCTATCTGCGGCAAATACATAAAGTCGCGATATTCGTTAATTGTGATAATACCGCGGTCAAAAAGATTTCCCGCAATGGTATTTCGCGTTTGCAAGGTTGCGTATTGAAGGCGGTTTGTCGTAAAAATGACTTTATTTCCGTAGCTGCGTTCGCCTTCCGTAAATAGCTTGAAAGTAAATTCAAGCGAAAGTTGTATTGCGATAGGCTCAATAACGCCTTCGTAAAACGAATTCCATTCCGCTTCGGTGTAAGTTGAATTTAATATTTTTTCATTTACTCCGTAATAACGGTATATGTTTTCGCGGAAGAAGCTTACTTGCGTTATAGGAATAGCCGGGGGCTTCTGCGTGATTTCGTGGAATTCCATTGTATTATCAAGGCCCGCAATGCCGCCTTCGTTATCAGCCGACATATAGGCCGATTGAAATTCGCCGACTTTTTTTCGCAATTCTTCTTCATCGGCGAAGTTGTTATATTTTAAATATCCGCGAAGGGAAGCGGAATTTTTAATAACGTTTTTAATTCCGTTGTAGGTAACGCCCAAAAGTTCGGTTGAATTTTGCAATTCTGCGTCCGGGGGCGTTCCTAAAAATCTTTTTCGGTTGTATCTGCCTTTTATGTGAATAACAAATTGATAAGGGACGGTATAACTTTTTTTGTCATATTCCCATACGAATTTGAAATATAAAACGCCGTCAACTTCGAAAATTCTGTGGCTTGTTGCCGTTATCGGCTGTATTGACGTGATTTCGGAAAAATCATCGTTAAAGAATACAACCGCGAAGGCGTTTGAAGTGTAAACCAAATCCGAAGCCATTTTGTATAAAAAATCATACGTTGAGTTTTCGGCGTTCGGTCGAATTTCAAGCAGCCGCGAAAGTTTATCATTTTTGATTGTTACCCCTGCGGCCGTCTTTCGTATTACCTGCGGCGTAAGCTTCGCAACGTTGGAAGCAACAGCGTTCGCAATCGCTCCGACAATTTCGTTTTCCCGAAGGCTGCCGAAATAAACGCTTTCGCTTCGCCCGGAAAGGAAAATGCGCCTTTTTAGCCCGGTGAAAAATGCCGCCATATTTGAAAGCAATTTCATAATTTCTTTTCACCCCCTTTTACGCTGCGTTATTTTCAAGCTGTTTTCCGATTTCGGAAAAATACTTGCTTCGTACCGTCATAGCGTCTATAACAGAAACAAAACCGTCTATACGCATACGCGGTTCAATTTTAACGGGCTTCATTCTGCCGTCGCTGCTGTTGATTTGAACAGCAACATTCAGCAAATGCGACTTTAACAAATTATTTTCGCCGATATTGATTTTTCGGTCTTTGATAATTCCTTCAAATTCCTTCAAAAGCGGCGAAAGGTTTGTACCTTGAAAAACGTCGTCCATATGGAAGCCCGATTGCGCCATTTCTTGTATTAAGTATTGCGCCGAATATCTGTCATAACCAACCTTCAAAGGCCGTATTTTGTAGTGTTTTATAAGCGTAACGAACCAATTAAACACGTCTTTGTAATCAACGTAATGTTCGCCCGATAAAGTCAACAAGCCTTGCTTTTGGTAAATGCTGTAAGGTACGTTGTCTTCTTCGCAAGCTTTGTCGAACCGCTCCTGCGGCATAAAGAATTGTGTAAATACATATAGTTTTTTTGATTTTTCAATAACGATTGAAGCAGCCGTAAGGTCGGTTGTTTGTGAAAGGTCGATACCTCCGACGCAATAACAGCCCTTAAAATCGTCAAGGGTGTATTTTTCGCCCGAAACGTCGTCCACGTCTTGAAAATCAAGCCACGCAACCGAAGAATTTTGCTTGATGTTACAATATTTCGTCATAAATTCCGCTTTTTTAGAAAGGGAATTGCGGGCCACTTTTATTTCCTCAATGTAAAAATCTTCGGAAACAGAAACGCCCATATTCGGATTTGATTTTTTTAATTCTTCGATGTCGTCCCATTTCTGCACATCGTCAATGATATACAAGAAGGGAAGTAAGCGCATTTCGTCGCCGCCTTTTAGAAAAGCGGTCGAACGTTTCATAAGTTCGTCATAAATTCCGTCGTTGACGTAACCCGCCGTTGCTATTGATAATATAAGCGGCTGTTTTCTTGCGCCAAGCGCGGATTTCATAACTTCGTATTGCTTCAAGCCTTGTTCACCCGGCCAAGCTTCCATTTCGTCGCATACTGTCAAATGCGGGTTGAAGCCGTCCGACTTTTTGGAATTGAAGGCAAGGCGTTTTATTGATGTATTAAGTTGCTGTATGTAGATGTCGGAACGACGCTTCTTTGTGAAGTCGGGGTCGCCGAGTTCTTCATCAGCTTGCACAATTTGGTAAAATGCGTCATATACAAGGTCGGCTTGTTCAAGCTTCGGCGCAAGGCAATATATTTTCGCGCCGTATTCGCCGTCAAGATATGCCATATATGCAATAATTGCAGCTGCAAAAAGGGTTTTTCCGTTCTTACGGGCGACAATTATAAACACTTCGCGGAATTGTCGGAAGCCGTCGCAATCTACTATTCCGAATATTGCCGAAACAATGGCTTTTTGCCATAATTCAAGCTTTAATAAATCGTTGCGGCCTTCGCTGTGGTGGCAAAAGTTTTCGATGAATTTTATTGCTTTTTTTGCCTTTTTATCGTCGTAAAACCAAGTCTTATTTTCAATTCCGCGTATTAAAATATCAAAAATAAGCTTTATCCACACGCCGACGGTAACGCGCCCCGTTTCGATTGCGTCGCGGTATTCGTAAATATAATTTTTAGTCGTCAATCAGCAGCGCCGCAAGCCTTGCTTGCTTCTTTTCTTTCTTTTCGGGGATATGTTCAAGAAGTGAATTTACAAGCGGCGTATAAGTTCGCAAATATTCCGCATAAATCTTTGTTGCGGGTGTTGCGTTCTTGTATTTTTGGCTGCCGTTTATGGTGGTTGTTTCTATTCCGTCGGTCTTTATAAGGCGTTTTGCTTCAAGCAGAACGGAACGGACGAAAGCCGCTTCGTCGATAAGCCCTTCAAGCATAATTCCTTTGTCGGTAAAGCGCTTTTTGCCGTCGTCGCCGACCTCTTTTACAGCCTTTTCAAAAATCTTCATAAGTTTGCGTTTTTCTTTCTTAATCACGCTATCATTTACCAAAATTTCGGTATTCTTTGAAGTTGCCAAATAAATTCACCGCCTTTCGTTGACCCCCCCCTCACGCGTGCGCGCCCGCGGAGTTTTTTTTAACTCCCCTTCATCGGTTCCCGTGGCCGTTTATTTTTTTCGCACCCCGGGGGGAGTATGTTTCCGTTTTCGTCAAACACATAACGCGAATTCTGCTTCTTCATATGCTCTTTGTTGTGGCAATCTTGACAAAGCAATTCAAGGTTCGACCAATCAAGAGTAATAAGCGGGTCGCTTATGTTCTTTGGCGTTATGTATTGTTTATGATGTACTATGTCGCCCGCTTGCTTGCAGCGTTCGCATAAACCGTTTTGACTTGTAGCGTATGCGTCGCGCGTCTTGCGCCAAGCTTTCGACAAGTAAAAACTTTTTGCATATTCTTTCATAGCACTAACCCTTTGTTATTCGTTGCCGCTCCCGCCCCTTGCAATATGCAACGTGTTACCCCACAAAATACAAAAGCCCTGCACCCGAAGGCGCAAGGCTTATATACTTTCATCGTGTTTATTATAACACATTACAATACGCTACTACTGCAAACTTTATATTTATTTGCGTCGGCTTCCGCTATGCGTAGGCCACGGACGGCCGCGAATAATAAGCGGGCTTCTTTAAGCCATAAATAAACATTGCGTTCGCTTGCAAAAGCTGTAAGGGAATGACGACGCACGCGCGCCGTAATATCACCGCGACGCAACGGCTGTTCGGGCTGCACAAAATAAACGTCGTATATAGCGCGGGCAATATGTGTTTTGTTGCCCCGCTCCAAAATGTCGATAGTCTTTTCAACTGCGAGAATGTCAAGCAAAAGCGGCGTTGCATTGCTTACCGCTGCTTCGGCTGATAAGTTGGCGATTTCGGGGTCTTTGAATTCGCAATCATTCAAGGCCGCTTCGTATATCTGCTTTGTGGCTTCTTCATACGACGGCTTACCCATAGCAGCATAAAGCCGGAAAGCTTCTGTTGCATAATCTCTTGTAAAATCTTTCTTCACTTCCTGCCGCCGCCTTTCTTGATATATTTTTTATATTCACGATGTAGGCGCGCAAGGTTCTTTTTGCGCGTTCTGTATCGCTTCGCGTTATATGCTCTATGCAGCAAGCGCGTGTCTGCGTTGTCGTATTGCCATTTTAAGAATTCATAATCGCCGTTGCAATAAGTTTTTGCAAACTTGAAAAATACGTCGGTAAGCGCTTCGAACGTCGGACGTACCGCATCTATAAGCGCCGTTGATAAGTCGGCCAATGCTTTTGACATTCTTGTATATGGGTCTTCGATTTCCTCCGAAGGTTTTTCGGCTTCTTTTGGTTCGTCTATTATTGCAATGTCAGCGCGTAAGCCGTCGTCTGTATGTGGTTTTATTTCGTGTGCTTTTAAATGGCAATTTTGGCATAATAAAACTTCTTCGCCGTCTGCGTTATGATGTTTTATAATAGCATCTATACGCATAGAAGCGTGGCCGAAGACTTCACCGTAATATACGCCCGTTTTTCCGCAATGCGCACATCGGCGCAAAGGTGGCAAAACTAATTCTTTTGTATTGTCGCCGTAAAACGTGGGCTTGCTGTTTTTTGTATCGGTTGCCGCTCCGTCGTCATATTTGCACGACAAAACATCTATGCCGTTTTTTGTTTTTCGATATTCCACAATACAGCCTTTATCGTGTCCGTTTGAAAGGCCAGCCGATATTTGGACGGGTCTTCGCCATTTATAAAGGCCTATAATACACGTTGCCAAATTAAAGACATAAAGCAAAGCTTGCGCATACTGCGCGTTAATGGTGTTGTATATACACCAAAAAGAATTAGTGCAAAGCCATATATAAAAGCACCACTTTTTTTGAAAGCTGTTTGCAAGCGTTCCCGCGATTGAAGCGGCCGTAAATAAAAACGCAATATAATTCATTCGTCAATCCTCCCTTCAAGGTATTGTATTAAGACTTCCGAAGCCTTTTCCCAACCATAGCAGACAACAGCAAGGAAGCCTTGTTCGTTAAGTGCCTTCAACCAATCTTTTTGAAGGTCGGAAGGCGTGTTTTTTCCTGCTTTCATTTCGATATATAAGCCGTGGTATTTTCCACGCGCGACGGGCAAACATAAATCGGGTACGCCCGCTTTTACGCCCTGCCGCTTCAAGTTGGCCGCTTCGTATTTGTTGCGGCTGCCGCCGTTCGGGATATGATAAAGCAAATTCAATTCGGGGTATTTGCCTTGTTCATAGGCCGCCCACCTAAAAAGGCAAGTTTGTTCGACGTTTTCGTGAACGTATGGTTTATAACTCATATTTGCAACAACTCCTTCGCGTTAATGTCAAAATATTTTTCGGCCATGGCCGGGAATTCCTTTTCTGCTGCTTCCATAGCGCGCCACGTCGAACCCTTTGTCGTATATTCGCTTAAATAGCCTTCAATATTGCGCTTGTGTTTTTTATACCCGGTTTTATTCATACCGCGGCATTGACAAAATAGGCGAAAAGAAAAGGTATTGAATATTGCGGGCTGATTGCACCAAGCGGCGACGGCTGTGTAAAACTCTTTATATTCCGAAGTGTACGTTTTTTCATAACGCATTATATAAGGCTTTGCGCCATATTTGCATAAAATATAAATTCTTTCGAACACTCCTTCAATATCCCGCCGCCAAAACTCTTTATCGTATTTGCCGCTTTTATCGAAGCCGCAAAATACATAAAACTTCGGGCCGCGTTTGAAGTCGGGGCAAGTTTCGTAAATCATTTTCAATTTACTTTCGATGATTTCTTTATCGTTCACATCATCAAAAGCAAATATAAATTCGCGCTTATATTTCCAAGTGTGCATTTCTTTTACAATGTCGGGCGTTAATAAGCGTTCGTCAAGTCCTTGCTTAAATTGAAAACGCTTCCCGGTGCTTTTAATTTCTTCGATGATTTCCCGCCATTCGGCGCACGCGAAGAAGTTATCGTCAAGCAAGCAAATATAAGGGCGGCTATTGTCTAAAAATTCGGATATGTAACCATTTCGGAAGGCGTGATTGTATTTCTTATTTACGCAAAATACGCATTTTCGAAAACAACCGCGCGTCGCGTACCCAATCGAATATTTTGTATAATATTCAAATTCCGATTGCTTCGAACCTTCGGCGATCGCCTTTTGTACCCATTCGTCATATAACGTGTAATCGGGGAAGCAATGTTCTATTTCGCAAGGAAGGTTCGGTGCTTTTTCGTAATAGAAGCCCGTGCCGCCATACTCAATATTATTTTGCTTTAAAAATTCGTTGTCTTTGTACCATTCCGCGATTGTTTCGGCCGTCTTTGCTGATTTGTCTTCGGGTTCGCCCGGTATTTCTGTATCTGTGAACACTTTTGAAATAAATACTTTGTCGAATTGCTCCAAGTTTTCGTAATCGGTTTTTAACGTTACGTTTGCGCCCTGCTGTTTATAAAAAGACGATAACTTCATACAAACGATATTCGGAAAGCGATGTCGCTTTTTGCCTATTATTTCAGCGTCTATTATTGCAATATTCATTTCCGCATTACCTCCGTTTCGTTTTTCTTGAACATCACGACGGATAAATACCAATGCCCGTTAAATTCATTGTATCGCGCGGCCGCTTCGATAAAGCGATAACCCTTGTAACGCTTTTCCCAATATAGCGCGTCGTCTATGTGTTCAGTTGCAAGGCGCTGTAAATGGCGCTTTGAGATTTTACCGTCTTTTGGTTTTGGTTCTTTCGGCTTATCTAAATTTCGGGATTGCGCCCAACGTTTGCCGCCTTCGGGCTTCTTAACAAGATATTTCGCCAAAGCTTCGCACCCTTTTTCGTTGGGTTGTAATCTGTCGGCGTTCGTCCAATCACCAAAAGGCCACATTTCTTCGGCTGTATCTCTATCCATTGCGTTAGTAATCATATGAAAATGATACCGAACAAGGCCCGTTTTTTTACTTACCTTCGCTTCAATGACGTATATGTATTTCATTTCGGGCAAGCCCTGCTTTTCTCTGTACCGCTTTATCCTGCGTATGTAGTTTTGAATATCCTTGCGGCATTGTTCTTCGGAAGAAGGCATTTCGCTGTCGCAATATGTGCCGTGTATAACAATATCACCTTTACCAAAGTTTGCATTTACCAAACGGACGATTTTTTTTCGGGCGTTCTTGTCGTTAAGGTTTGCTTGTTCCTTTGATGTTGGGCGGGTTTTCGGTTTTCTCTGC